GGATTATTACAGCGCAATGATAAAATATCAGCGCGACGGAGACAACCGTCACGACGACGCGCCCGACGCGACAACGGGGGTTGCGGAAACTATGTATTTGTTAGGAGCGTGAAAAGGTGGGTGTAATACAGAAATTGAGCGAGAATATAAAACGGGGGCTGCGAAGCTGGCTAAACGTTATGCCCGCAAATCCCTACAGCATACAGATAAACGAGGTTATGGATTTTGAAGTAAATGCTATCCGTAACCGGATATGGTACAGAGGAGACGGAAACGAGCTTGAACAGCTTTATGGCAGCGTTTCAGAATATGCCGATAAATATAAATTTTGGGCGTCTAAATGCTCGCGTGGAATGGAAATGCGTAAAATACATACAGGACTTCCGTCGTTGATCGTCAAAACGCTTGTTTCGGTTACTCTTTCAGATATGAACGACTTTGAGTTTAAAAAACCCGCGCATGGAGATATATGGAGCAATATCGAAAATGAAAACAGTTTCCGAAAAAATCTTGAAGCAAATTTAAGAGAGCTCCTTTTTATCGGCGACGGCGCTTTCAAGATTACAATGGATTCTGATATAAGCAAATATCCTGTGCTTGAATGGTATCCGGGCGAAAGAATAGAGCTTGTATACAGACGCGGACGACTTCATGAGGTCGTATTCAAAACGCTTTTCAGGGAGCATAGACGAGAATATATACTTTGTGAGCGTTACGGCTTCGGTTACATAAAAAGCGAGCTCTGCTGTGATGGTAAGCCCGTTGATATGAGCGCAGTCTCAGCTCTTAGCGATCTTAAACCTGTTATTGCGTTTGATAGGTCGCAGATACTTGCAGTACCCTTTAAAATATTTGAAAGCGCAAAATATAAAAACAGAGGCGGAAGTATTTTCGACGGTAAGCTGGACAGCTTCGACGCCTTTGACGAGGTATGGTCGCAGTGGATGGACGCGCTGCGTGCCGGAAGGTCGAAAACCTATATACCGGAGGATATGATTCCGAAAAATGAGAATAACGGAACGCTGTTGAAACCAAACCCGTTTGACAACAGATTTATTCAGACCGCAAGCGCGTTTGCCGAGGACGGAAGATCGGGTATTGAAGTAAAGCAGCCCGACATTCCCCACGACAGCTATCTTGCAAGCTATGTAACCGCGCTTGATTTGTGCTTGCAGGGGATTATAAGCCCCTCGACATTAGGAATCGACGTAAAAAAGCTTGATAACGCAGAGGCGCAGAGAGAAAAAGAAAAGGCGACTCTTTATACAAGAAACGCTATAGTTGAAGCTATGCAGGAGCAGCTTCCTAAATTAGCGGCCGCCTGTATAAACGCATATATTATGTCTCTGGGAAAAGCTCCGGAGGAAATCGAAGTCAGTATTCCGTTCGGAGAATATGCTAACCCTTCGTTTGAATCTCAGGTTGAAACGATATCAAAGGCCAAGCAGGGAGGTATTATGAGTATCGAGGCAAGCGTTGAGGAACTGTACGGGGACAGTAAGGACAAGCAATGGAAAGCGGAAGAGATACAAAGACTTAAGGAAGAGCAGGGCATAGCGCAGATTGACGAAACTCTGATTAATGACGATACGTTTGATTCTGAAACGATTGAACCGGAGGTATAAAAAATATGCCTGATTACGATATCAGCGAAGCTTTTGCCCGTATTGAGAATGAATTGATTTCGTCTATGTTCCGCAACTTTAAACGTCACCGCGCGGAAGAAACAAAGGAGGGCTATAACTGGGAAATGTGGCAGACCATTCAACTGAAGGTTATGGAAGAATACCGCCGGAAGAATAAAAAGAAATTTTCCAAGGAATTTGCTTCTCTTAATGCAAGAATAGATGAATTTATCAGACAGGAGAGAACTGACGGATCGGCAAATCAGGAAATAAAAATATTGGAAGCTATTAAAAAAGGTTATAAGCCGAAACATATATTCAGCGGCCATGCTGAAACGTCAGCAGAATTCATAAAAATGAATACCCGTAAAATGGACGCTTTGATAAGGGCGACCGTTAACGACGCTGAACGCGCCGAGCATTCCGTGCTTCGTATGGCAAACGATCAGTATCGAAAGATCGTATTTAACGCTCAGGTTTATGCGGCAAGCGGGGCGGGAACATATGAAAAGGCTGTTGACATGGCGGCAAAGGATTTTCTAAGAGCCGGAATAAACTGTATTGAATACAAGAACGGAGCGAGACACGGCATTCGTGATTATATATCTATGTCGTTGTCAACCGCAGGCAAAAGGGCGTATTTGACCGGAGAAGGGGAAATGCGCAGGGAATGGGGCGAGAGCCTTGTTATTATGAATAAGCGCGGCAATCCGTGCCCTATGTGCGCTCCGTTTGTAGGCAAAGTACTTATCGACGATGTATGGAGCGGGGGCAGACCGGACGGAAAGCATATGCTTATGAGTACAGCTATAGCAAAGGGACTTTACCATCCGAGATGTAAGGACGGTCATACGACGTATTTTGAGGGTATTTCTGACGAGGGTAAACCTTATACAGAATCAGAACGGCGGGAGCTTATAGAACAGTACAATGCCGAACAGAAACGAAGGTATGCCGAAAATCAGTCGGAAAAGTTCAGAAGAATGTCCGAAAATTTTCTTGATGAAGACAATAGACGTGTGTACGGTAAAAAAGCTGACGAGTGGAAAAAAACGGCGGAAAATTATATTGACAATTCAAGTAAAAGTGGTATAATAAAGGCAAGTGAAAGAATTGAAATTCATCACGATAAAATCAATAAATTTCTATTAAAACCAGGCGCAAAACATTCCAAGGAATTTTTTGATGTAGGATATAATGAGAATGATTATGAACGCCTTTTCAATGATATCACTTCGGAGTTTGATAATTCAAAAGTCTTAGATATAAAAAAGAATGAGGATGGAACAGAGGATTTCAGCACATTTATGTATCTCGGTGTTAATAATAAGAAAAGATTCCGAATTGTTTGGAGAAAAGATACTCCAGAAAGTAAACCACGGTTGATAACCGGTCATAGAGAGGATTGATATTATTGTTTAATTTATATGATAAAGTTATAATAAAATCGAAGAATCTCCCCGGTACAATAGTTGATATTGTAAAAACCGGAAGCAAAACAGTAATAACTGTTGAAAGTGACATCAAAGGAAAACGCAAAGACGGTTATGGAGGAGATTTTCCACTTTTTAATTGCAGTGAAGAAGATTTAAAGTTGTTATAGCCGCCTTGATAAGGCGGTTTAGTTATATCACAATTTAATACAAATCAGCGTATGCCTAAAGGTATGCGCTATTTTTATACCCAAAAATAAAATAACTGAAAGGATTATTACTATGTTAGTAGAAGTATCGAAAATCAACAAGCAGGAAGTAACTGTTGTAAGCAGTCTTGATGTAGCGGAGACGTTTGAGAAACGTCATGCCGACGTACTTAGGGATATAGAAAATTTAGGGTGTTCAACGGAATTCAGAGAGCGCAATTTTGCGTTTTCAGAATACAAAGTTGAGGGCAATAATAAAAAATATCCTATGTATTATATTACCCGCGACGGCTTCACCCTTTTGGCAATGGGTTACACCGGCGAAAAGGCTATGAAGTTCAAGGAAGCTTACATAAAACAGTTTAACGTTATGGAGAAAACGCTCCAGGGCAAGCTTATAGAACGAGAAAAGGGGATCGCAGTCAGGCAGTCGCTCACGAAAGCCTTGCAGCAGTCTACTGAAAACGAAAGAATGCACGGTCATGCGTATTCGACGTATACAAACTGCATTTACAAGGTTTTGTTCGGCATGAACGCCAATAAGCTGAGAGAGCATTACGGTATTCCCAAAAAAGATAATCTCCGCGATTGTTTTACAGCGGAACAGCTCAGAGATATAGAAAGCATGGAAATGCTCGTGTCGTCTTTGATTAATTGCGGCTGGGGTTACGACCAGATAAAAAGCTTCATAGAAGTAACGAATGTTAAGAAAATAGCTTGTTAAGCGTTTCGGCAATAGCCGGAGCGTTATTTTTATATATCACTAAAAAAGAAAGAGGTAGAATTATGAAAAGAAAATCAAAGAAAATACTTGCAGCCGTAATGGGGCTGACGTTGATGTCGGCATTGTCTGTCGGATGTCAAAGACAGTCTGAAAGAGTATCGTACAATATTTCAAAGCAAGCTGATAACTTTAACACAATTAGGCAAATAACCGTTATTAACTGCATTCAGGGCGATGTACTTTTTCAAATGACCGGAAAAATGTCCTTAAATGTGGATACCGCAGAAAATCAGCTTGAAATAATAGTTGAAGATGAAAACGGCGCATATAAAAAGCATTTTATAGGGCTTTCTGACAATGTAACTTATACGGTCGAAGATGTTACGGATAATTACGTTGATAATTACCACTATACGCTTAACTTCAATCCGAATATGTGGATTCCGGTAAGCTTTGAAACTATTGATTAAGCGCTTTTATGAGCGCTTTTTTCATGCCCTGAGCACGGCATAAAACTGCTTAAATATTTTTTGGAGGTAATGTTATGGCAGAAGAAGCTAACGTAAACAATCAGAATCAAGGGCAGAATCAAAATGCCGGCAATTCCGATCCGCAGTCCGTTCCTGCCCGCGAAATAGACTACGGCAAAATCGCCGAAATTGTTGCAAACGGCACAGAACAGAAGGAATCGGAAATACTCAGAAATTATTTTAAACGTCAGGGATTGTCTCAGGAGGAAATGTCAGCCGCGATCAACGCCTATAAGGAGGAAAAGGCAAAGAATACTCCCGATTTGAATGAAATCCAGTCGCAGCTTGCACAGGCGCAGAAAGCCGCCTTGACGGCAGAGATTCAGCGAGCCGGCACTCTGGAAGCCATTACAATGGGAATTGACGTAAAGACAGCGTCGTATATTCTTAAAATGGCGGATATGAGCGGAGTTACCGGAGAAGACGGAAAGATCAATCAGGAGGCGTTGAAAAACGCTATAGCAAAGGTATTAGAAGACATACCCCAGTTAAAGCCGCAGGCCGGCGGAGCTAAAGGCTTTAAATTCGGGGCCGATGGAGATTCCGGAGACAATAACGCGAACAACGACGCTCTTAAAGCGGCGTTCGGGCTTTAATACAAGAAAGGATGATATAAATGGCAGTATATGATTACGCGACAACCTTTACAGGCTTGCTTCAGGAGAAATATTCAAAGGAGCTTTGCTCAGACGCACTGACTAAGAGCAATATGCAGGTGCAGTTTATCAATGCTCAGACTATCAAGCTTCCAAGAATGACGCTTAGCGGTTACAAGGATCACTCGAGAACGCCGGGCTTTAATTCCGGTACTATGTCAAACGATTGGGAGCCTAAAAAGCTTGAACATGACAGAGATATAGAGTTTTTCATCGATCCGATGGATATCGACGAAACTAATCTCACGCTTTCAGTTGCAAATATTCAGAACACATTTGAGACTGAGCGTGCTATTCCCGAAAAGGACAGCTATCGTTTTTCTAAGCTTTTTGCGGAGCTTACAACTTACGGCGGAAATATCGACGCTACCGTTTTGACAGCGGCTAATATACTTGATAAATTTGACGATATGATGACCGCAATGGACGAGGCGGCAGTGCCGGAGGAGGGCAGAATTCTGTACGCAACTCCGACTGTCAAAAAGCTTCTTAAACGCGCGGAAGGTATTCAGCGTAATATCGATGTTAGCAGCCAGTCGGGAATTGACAGGCGGGTGCATAGTCTTGATAACGTTGAAATAAAAAGCGTTCCATCCGCCAGAATGAAAACGCAGTACAATTTTACGGACGGCTGTACTCCGGCAGACGGGGCAAGACAAATAAACTTTATTCTTATTCATCCATCCTGCGTTGTTTGTAGGGATAAGTACAGCTATATCAAGCTTTTTACTCCTGGAACAGACAGCAGGACCGCAGACGGTTATTTGTATCAGAACCGCAATTACGGGGATCTGTTTTTGCTTGAGATGAAAAAAGACGGTTGTGCAATGAACGTAGAGCCGGCAACTGTTGAGGAAGAGAATACGGAACAGGAAAGCGTATAAGGAGATGATAAAATGAAAGCGATAAAAGGAAACAAGGTATACGATATAACCGAACAGGAAAAGCAGTCGTACATAAGCCGCGGCTTTGATATACAAGACGAAGACGGAAATATAGTTTCCTACGGCAAAGGCAAAAGCGTACCGTTCAGCGAATATGAAAAGGTAAGATCAGAGCTTGAAAAGCTGAAAACCGAACGTGAAACGAAGCCGCCTAAAAAGGAAAACAAATGATGTACGCAGACAGCGCATATTACGCCGACGTTTACGGCGGTACGACAATACCGGAAGAATCTCGTAATAAATACCTCGGTTTTGCGTCAAGACACGTTGATTCCCTGACCTACAACAGGATAGTGGGCCGGGGATTTTCTGAGCTTACGCCTTTTCAGCAGAGCATTATCCGCGAAGTGGTTTGTCTGCAAGCGGATTTTGAATATGAAAATGACGACGAAATCGGTAGTATACTTTCCGGCTATAGTATCAACGGGGTATCGGCTCAGTTTGGAAACTCGTGGAACGTTTACACGGATAAAGGGGTAGCAATAAGGAGCGATGTTTACGCGCTGCTGTCCCAGACAGGTCTGTGCTGCAGATTGATGAGGTGATTAAATTGAAATATCCGTGTCTTGTGCCGAAAAGACTGTGCAGAACTCCCGTTATCGTTGAAATAGAACAGGAAGGGCTTAATAAATACGGAGAGCCGAATAAAAGCGTTGTTATAAAAGAAATGTGCAATTATCAGGATAGCGGCCAAACAATTCTCACCGCTGAAAAAAAGCTTATACAACTTTCCGGTACAGTTCTTTTCACCGGCGATATAGCGCCTGAAATACCGAATATAACAGGCGGTACGGTAACGGTAAACGGAAGTTTAAGGCGTATTTTTAAAGGACAAAAGGCGAGAAATCCTGACGGATCCGTAAATTATACAAGATTGGATCTGATATAATGCAAAAAAATGTAAGCTGTAATATAAAGCTGAATGAAACAGCTATTAAACAGCTTGAACGCGCGCAGATAACGGCTCTTGAAAAAACTGCCGAATTTATCCACACCGATGTTGTGCAATCGCAGACGATACCGTTCGACGTGCCGACGGAAAAAGAAAAAGCGGCGGGCAAGACAACCGCCGGAACATTACAGAACGAAAAGCATTTTATCGATTCGACACAAAGTAAAATAGGTAAGGTATTCGTCTGCGTTGAGGGACCCTACGCCCGACGGCTGTATTTTCACCCTGAATATAATTTTGATAAGGGCGAAAATCCCTATGCCGGCGGAAAATGGTTTGAGCCTTACAAGGACGGAGGGAAAAAGAATTTAAAGGTCAGGGCGGCGTTTAAGCAATTTTATAAACGGGAAACGGGGGTATGAAATGCTTTATCTGTCTGATATACGCGATTTTATCGGAACAATGGGAATAACTGACGACGAAAAGGTTTATAGCGGCAAAATGCCGGATAAGAACTTCAAGAGTATAGGAGTTTATAATCTGAAACGTTCTCGTCCGCCGAATATACCGGCGGGAGGATTGAAAAACAGCAGCTATGGCGTAAGGTCCGTTTCTCTGCTTTGCCATTGGAATAAAAGCCAGCGTGAAACAGAGCGCGCCGCTCAGCGGCTGTGGAATGAGCTTTACAGTACGAGAAATTCGGTAATAAACGGAAACAGAATACTGTTCGTAATGCTGTTGCTCGATGAGCCTGTATCGGTTGATACGGATGAAAACGGCATATATGAATATGTAATTGAATGCGATTTTTATTATGAAAGGAAGGAATGATTAATATGGCTGGAGAATCAGTTAAATATACCTCCGGAGTTCACGCAAATTATGATATTGCCTTTAGAATAGATACGGCGGGGTTAAATTTCACGGACGGTCAGGCAATGCCTAAAAGCCCTAAAACCATAAGCGACGCCGAAGGGCTTTCCATAAGCATTGACGGAGGAGTCGAGGAATGGAATCCGATGGACGGTGAAGGTTGGACTAAAAGACTTGTAACAGCTAAATCCATTACCATTTCAATGACCGCGAAAAGAAACAGCGGCGACCCGGGAAACGATTATATAGCCGGCTTATTTATGAAAACTGGCAGCGATTGTTATTCGTTTTTTGATATAATTTTCCCCAACGGCGACGAGCTGGGGATTCCGTGCGTTGTTAACGTAACGTCTCTCGGCGGCGACAGTACGGCAATAGACGCTATGGAGTTTGAAATTTTAAGTCACGGAAAGCCGGAGTATATAAAGGGATCGGCTTCAGTATAAATTGACAAAAAAAGACGCCCGTGGTATAATAACCGTGCGGGTGTCTGCATAAAACGGTAGGCGGTTCAATTCTTCCTCCAGTATTGGAGGTGAGTTACTATGGGCATAATGGAAATACTTACTTTATTACTTGTAATTATTGAAATAGTTAAGCTTGGTAACAATAATAAAAGAAAATAACCGCCCCACTCCTACATAGGGCGATTATTATTTACGCTGTATTCGGAGGTGAACCGCTTATCGCAGACGCCCCTTTTCATTTATTATTATACCACAATTTAATAAAAAGTCAAGCGTTTCGTAGAGGAACGCTTTTTTCATGCTTAAATTTAAGAAAGAGGTAAATAAAAATGATTGATATTTCAAAAAAAATTACAAACGAGCTTCCCGTTATCAAGATAAGCGAAAACCTTATTGTTTCCGTAAA